ATGGATGATGTAATGGATGGAGATATTCAAGAAAAGATGTTTGAGGCTGCTAATGAGCCTGGAACTAGCAATGGAGCATCTAAACTCAGTCCTGATTATCTCAGAACCATAGCAGCCAGTCTTGAGAACATTAATCTATCTATGGGAAGTCTTAAAGAAAAGATTAAAAAGCTAATGGATAAGTCTGTTAGTTATTTTAGTGCTAAAAAGAAGACTATTTATGAAGATTTGTTTAATTCAGACAATATAGCTGGATTAGAGGAATATGAGATGTTACATCCCAAGCTTAGAAAGATATTCATAGAAGATGTTAATATCAAAGACACCAAGAGTGTGGGTAAGATTGATATTTATATAGATAGGTCGGGCAGTATGAGTTCTTATTGTGGTGTACAGAATGCAAATGGAGACAGTATTAGCAAAATGGATTTTTGTAAAGCTTTTACAGCTAAACTTAAAGCCATGGATATGCTTAATGATGTCTATACATTTGATAATAGAGTGAAGAAAGGTAAGAATGATATCATATCCATAGCAATGATGGACTGTGACGGTGGTACAACTATTGATGCTGCTATTAGAAGTATAGAAAACAATGGTAGGAATGCATTAGTAATCACTGATGCTGAAGATGATTGTTCTATATATTCTGATAAAGCATTCTTTATAGGAGTACAAGGAGCTAATTTCAGTTATTTTAATCCAGAAACTATTAAAGAATACTCTGACAAAGGTCAAGTGGTAGTATTTAATGGTGAATCTATTAGAAAAGTAGATGAAATTGGCAATACAATTTAAATAAAAATAGGGCCCTTAGTAATAGGGGCCCTTTTTTCTTATCTCTACTAACTGGAGGGAGTTGTTAATAGACTATATATAGAGGGTGTTATCTACCTTGACCTACATATTTCTTTGGTTTAGGATTGTGCTTATTATAAGACTTTTTAGCACTTCCTGACTTACGTCTACCAAATGAAGTTTTGTTTGAATTTCCTAAAATCTTTGCCATTGTTTAACAGTTATCTATTCCAATAAAATTTTTACCATTGTATATTAATTCTATACATATGCTAGTGTTATGATCCAACCAGAAAATACCATCATTATTTCCACAAAAAGCATCTATAATCTGACCACCATATGTTACAACAATATGACCAGGAAGTGGTAATGTACCAGCAGTTAAAAATAAATAAATTCTATCTCCTGGTAAAGATTGAGGTCCTGCATATATATCTATAGTAAAATTATGATTTAAATTTCCATCAAATACAATAACAGTATCTAATGTTGAAGTAGTTAATGATACTGTTGAAGCAGCTGCAGGTACAGGTAGAGTTACTACTTTTCTCATTTGCTGAATCAATTGATTTAAATGACCAAGTCTTGCAAACTCAGTGTCTCCTTTAATTTTGCCTAATGCTGGATCAGGACTTAACGGTTTAAATTTTCTAATTGACATGATTATGCTTTTTTAAATTTAGCTTCTAAAGCAGCTTTCATTTCAGCTGTTTTAGCTTCAATTCTAGCTCTATTTGGTTCTACACTTTCAGTAGATAATGTTTTTACCTGTGGAGCTTTTCCCCAATTTTCAGGTTTTTTAGATAAAAATTTGCTTGCCATTATAAATAGTTTTAAAGATTAATAAAGAGTAAATTTAAGAGGAGTGCCTTCAACAACTAGAAACTCAAATTCAAAAGCAGCATCACCATTTATATTATCCACTGCTGTATTAGAAGCAGCAATTAAATATAGGTCTGCTGCATCTGGAGCATATTGATCTATTGCAATATTCATAAGTTCTGCAGGAACTAAATCATCAACATCATCTGTTACAGAAGCACCATTTGCAAATGAAGATATAACAGGACTTGGTCCAGGCCAACTTGGACTACATGTAACAGTTCCTGTAGTTTTAAATGGATATGTATATAAAAAACTACCATCAGTTGTTTCCACTGTACCAATATATTCTATAATAAAAGTATCATTTGCAGAACCTAATTCATACACTCCTCCTACTTTATAACTTTCTAAATTAAAAGGAAACATAGTTGGAGCTGGATAACCAGGAGTATCAATAACTTTAGTGCTACCTTTAATCATTGATGGTGTAACAGGAAAAGGATAAATGTCATATATTCCTGTTCTATAAATGGAATATAATTCACTTTTGTTAATATCATCTACTAGACCATTTAAATGTCCTAGTCTAGCAAATGTGTTGTCCCCTACTGTTTTATTTAAATAAATTTCAGGGCTAAGAGGTTTAAATTTTTTAAGTGGCATAATTAAAATTTTATAAAATGTTTAAAAATTGTGTTGTTAAATCTGTCCATCCTGATGTAGAGTTGTACTTTTTAAAAGAAGTTACTTTTACATAAGCATTATATCCATGGTCTACATTAATAAATGTACCATTACAATAGAATACATCTACATTAAATCCTACGTTAGCACCCACTATACCAGTTGCTCCTGTAAGAAATGTATTTGATGCTATTCTAATTTGCTCTGTACAATATTTCATAGAAGCTCCATATAAAGATGGTGTTGCTACAAAGTTGTAAGAAGCTAATATTGTAGCTCTAAAAACACGTAGTATAACACAAAGTTTATAAAACTGATCATTATTATTAAAGACTCCTGTATTATACACTGGAGCAGATGCATTATTAATAACCCATGTAGCAGCTGTTGCTACAGCACCACAAGTATTATCTGTTAAAGACTCAGCTTGAGTTTTACCTTTTCTCCACATACGTCCTACATTACCAGCTTGTGATACACCTATATGAGGCATGTTAACTAAGAATAAAGCTCCATCAGCTGTAATGTGAGAACCCCAAGCTTGTAGTCCTAATACACCAGTATGAGGATAACCAGCTAATCCTGCACCAAAGAATGGTCCAAGTAAATTAGATTGTTGTGCAGAAGTCTGTCCTAGATTGTCAACATGCTCTATAGCATTAACATCATCAGAACATACATCTGTACTAAGAAGTACATCTTTATAACTGTATCCTTGAGTTTTAATAAACTCTTTAGCAGCTTCAGCAAATCTTAATGCTGATACAGCACCTGTGTACTGACTTTGAACAGTGACTGTATAAGATGCTGGATTAGGTGGAAATACAGAAGTTGTACAACATAAGTCTGCTGGAACCTCGTTCCATGTAGATGGTCCTTGAGGATAACTTCCTCCTGTTAGGATCAAACTACCAGGTACAATTTTGCCTTGCTTACTGTACCTTACAAATGCTCTTTTTTTCATTTTTTATTTATTTAAGGGTTAATTAATCATATCCAAAACTAAAATCATATCCAAATGTTGCTCCAGTTTCACCAGCATAAGACTCTATTGTCACTTGATAATTCAAACATGTGTCAACAGGAACCAATGGGAAGTAATAACTAACAGGAGCAACTGTAACAACACCAGCTACACTTTCAAACACTATAACACCATTTATTATGATTCTAAAATATGCATCAGGGTCTGTTCCTGTAAATGCAGGAGTGCTATTCCAATAAATATAAGGATATTGATTACCAAAACCATCTGTATCATGAGATCCATCATTACAATAACATGTTAAGAATGATGTAACAGTATATCTTGAAGTGTTTGTTCCTTCACCATACATAGTTGCAGGTTCACTGCTATAATCTACTAAATAATCTCCATCAGTATCTGTACCAAATCTACTCCAATCTATTATTCCAGTGGTAAAGTCTGTATATCCATTACTAGTAGTACAATTTAATGCAGTCCAAACTTGTAAATAGTGTTCTGTACATGTAATACTCACTTTACAATCAGGACCAAATGTCATCACTAAACTTCTATCTAATAAATAATCAATAAAGTCCATCATCAATGTCTCGGTCATATCAGGTCTAGCAGCAAGTATTTCTATAGCTGTAAAAAATGCCGATCCATCAGTGGAATTACCATATTCTAACAATCCTTTATCAAGAATTCTATCAACTACCATATTAATATTAGCTGCACCCACTGCACTATATAATACATTTAGTTTATAAAAAGCATCATGCTGATTAAATAGACCACTTTGTACAGTTCCTTTATCTAATCTTCTATCAATATCAATTCCTTTATCAAGGAAAGTTATTAGTTTTTCACCAGCATTTTGAGATGCTGCATCTGTTTCATGCACCACTCCTTTATCTTGTAAGTTTTGTAAAACTTCACATTTATCAGGATCACTTGAAGAAGAAAAAATATCTTGTAATTGACAAGATAAATAGGTATTAGATTGTCCAGGTACATCAATAATTCCATAATCTAATCTAGCTTGTAAACATTCAGTACCAAGTATAGCTTCTAATGCTAATACACAACTTTGCTGTGTGGGAGTGAGTCCACATGTAGGACTTCCGTAACTAACATAATTAAGTGGTGTAATAGGTTCAGGTAGAGTGGCAGGAACTCCTAAAACACTACAATAATAAACATATCTTTCATATGAAGATATAACATCATTACATGGACAACTAGCAACTGCAGAATTAATAGTAGCTCTATTAGTTGCTTCCCAATATTTAAAATATTGAGGTACATTACCAAACACTGTATTACATCCACATATAGGAGTTTCTGATCCACTATACGTACGTGCTTCACTAAATTTAAGATAGGTTTCTATGCTTGCCAATACATTAGGACAACATAAAGCAGAAGGACCAGAAAAACTATTTATAGCTTCTTGAAACTTTAAGAATGTTTCTACACTAGATAGAGCTCCTAAACAACATAATGATGAAGCATCACCACTTCTGACAATACCTTCATAAAACTTTAAGAAAGTTTCTACACTTGCCATATTAATTGTTCCAAAACTAGAAATTGTAGAACATGATGAACAAGTACAACATGTAGTAGTATATCCTATATTATCTAAACTTGCAGGAAGATTAGTTGTAAATAGTATATTACGTAAAGTATCCAAAGGATTTGGATCATCAATAGGAATACTATCAAACAACCCCTGAAGAATTGTTTTAAAACATTGTGGTGTTTCACAACATAAATTAGGAGTCACCTCTTCATATAAGCCATCTTTAGGATAGCCTCCTGATGTACCTACAATAAGACTACCTGGAATAATCTTTCCTTTCTTAGTGTATTTTACAAAAGCCCTTTTTTTCTTTGCCATTATATTTAGTTTATACGGTTATTACTGTTACTGTATTATTAAATTGTAGTACTGCTACATCTGCTTCTGGACTACCAGAGTTACATGTCATTATATTTGCTGGTACTGTTAATGTAATTGTATTTCCGGTGATACCAATAAATACATTATTAATTACAGAACAATCTTCTTCTCCTATCCAAACAATTGAATTTAAATTAAATGTTTGAGCACTAATGCAAGCTTTAAATGTATGATATCCAACATTAGTTACTAAAGGTAGATTAAAAGTTATAACATTATTAGAATCAGCAAATCCCTTATATCCAACATTAATAGCAGAAGGAAAATTAAAAGATAATACACTTTGACATGAACTAAATGTATACTCTCCTATATTAATAAGTGAAGGCATGTTAAATATTATAGTATCTGTACAGTTTTGAAATGCATAATCAGCAGCTGTTATTAATGAAGGAAAGTTAAAACTTAATGCTCCTCCACAATCTTCAAAACAATCATCTCCTACATATATAACATTTGGAAAACTCCAATTTTCTACATAATAGTTATAATAAAAAGTGTGTGGTGCTAAATAAGTGATATTATTAAAATCTAATATAATATCTGTCATTTCTTCACAGTCATAAAAAGTACCTTCTCCTAAATCATAAAGCTTAGGCATATCAACACTATATAAATTATAAGAACTTCCAAAAGAACCATAATCTACATCATACGTAAATATTGTTTTTGTACAATTTGCAAATCTAACTGTTTCAAGAGATGAACAATAACCAAAAGAAGCATCCCCAATAGTGGTAACAGCTCCTGAATCATCTACACTTACTAAATAGGAAATATGATTGAATAAACCATCTTTAACATATATATCATGACCTCCTACTAAAGTTACAATAGTTTCAAATTCAGTAGGATTTTCATAACTTACAGAAGTAAATTCTCCTCCATAAAGAGGAAGATCAAAAAAGTTATTCCAAGATGCTAATAATGATATATCACCACCAATAAAAGCACTAACTTCTTCACTAAGAATATTAAATCTTAGCACCATTGTATAGATTTCTTCTACAGGTGTAGTACAGCATAGATCAGCAGGTACCTCTTCCCATAAGGCAGGACCATTAGGATAACTTCCGTTAGTTAATATAAGACTACCTGGAACTACCTCCCCGGCTTTGGTATATCTTACGAAGGCTCTTTGCTTAGACATGTTTAGGTGATTTAGATTGTTTTTTTAATAATCTTTTATTTACAGAAGCTGTAGCATCTTGACTATCAAGCCATTCTTTTTCCCAAGTGTAATCATCAATATCTGATTGAAGATGTTTCTTAACATCTTCTTCTGTAGCAGCAGCTAATTTTTCTGTAAGTTTAGCTATAGCAGCAAGATTTTTAGATTTTTTATAATCTAAAACTTCTTGTTCTAAACTAATCATCTGTTCTAATGTAAGTTCTTTAGACATAGTATTTATTTTTTAGGCTTTGATATAGGTTTAGCTGGTTTACCACAACCACACCCATATATGTTATTATTTTTAGTCATTATTCTTCCTTTTTATCAGACTTCTGTGTACCAAAATAGTAACTGAAGATCATGAGGGTTAAAGTTTTTATTAAATCAAATAATTGTTCATTTTGATTTTCAGATAATAATGGCATCCCAAAAGCTATCACTTTATCTACAACAAATACTCCCACTAAAGCAGCAAATACTAATAATATAAACCTAACTAGTAAATCTTTAGTGTGGTTAACAAATAACCTATTGACGTAATATACACTTCCTACAATAAATGCCATACCCATTATTACACCAAGTATCATAACCCATAAATGTTGACTATTAAACATTATGCAAGTAATTTATAGTATTCATTAAAATGTTTTATTCTATCTTCTAAACCAATAGTTCCACCATTTACACACTTACTCACAGCTATTACAGAAGCTTCACTAGCATCTACAGCTTTCTTAAGACAGTTCTTACTAAAGAACCAAGCTGCTGAAGCAAGAGGATACTTTGTTGCTACTAGCTCAGGAACTGCTACACAATCTTCTCCTATAGCAGTAGAGAATGCTTTATAGTTATCATGACCAGTAAGCTGGATAAACCCTCTGCCACAAAATTTATACCCCATACCAGATGCCTCATCTCCATTACCCATTCTATTAGCATAAACTCTATTAGCTATTTTCTCAGGCTTTCTTTCATATGCAGCAGCTAAATCGTCTGTAGGGAAGTATTTAGGAAATACCCCTCTCAATCCTTTAGCACCATAGTTTAGGTTCTCTTGTGTAAGTTTAAACCCACCTGATTCATGACTACATTGAGCTAAGAAATGAGATAGTTTAACAACTGTATCAATACCAAACTTAGTTATTACTTCAGGAATTTGAGCTAAAACTGAATCAGGTATATGTCCTTTTAACTTACTTATGTCCATGATCTTTAGGTTTTCTAGTTTTCTTTTCTATTTTTTTAAGTTCAGCTAGTATTTTAGCATGGTCCTTAAGGGCCTGTCTATCTATTTTAAGATCTTCTTCCATTTTAATAAGAAGAACCATTACATTTTGTAAAAGCTCATTAGTATTCTCATCTACTTGTAAATCTTTAACAAGCTCTTCTCTGTCTTTAGTAGCTTGTCTATTACCAGACATAAGAATCATAGGTGTTGCATAAGCAGCCTGGGCTGATAAAAACAAATTCATTAGAATAAAAGGATAAGGGTCAAATCCCACCATATGGTCTAGATTAATCATCATCCAACCTATAAGAATTACAGATTGAAGTATGATGAACTTCCAAGAACCAACAAAACTTGTGATTTTATCAGCTAAATTTATTCCAAAGTTTTTCCAATTCATTTTAATTTAATTTTCCAATATGATTGTAATCCTATCTGCAAATGACCAAGACTATTAAGTCCTACGTATCCACCATATATTTGATCTTTCTTATTCTTTATAAGAACACCGGCATTAATTCCATCAATTAACTCACCCTGAGTACCTTGTAAAGCACCACCAATATACCACTGAGTCTTTTTAGGTTCAGGAACTATAATGGTTGTTGTAATAACAGGATACTTTAAATTCCAGGTTACTTTTCTATTCTTAATTATATTACTAGTTACAGAGTCTATAATATAAACGTGGCCTATTGAGTCTATTTTTATACTATCACTTTCAATATTAGTAGAAAGAAATCTTTTAACCAGTTCTTCATATTGCTTTAAAAGCTTAGAATAATTAGTGTCTGGTAGATATTCTGTATTCCATCTGTCAATAGGCACTCCATAAGGAATGTTATTGGTCACTGTAGGCTTTGTTATTACAGAACCATTATTATTCACCCAGACAGTGTCTCTAATAATTTTTGGTTCCAACGGACCCGTGGTATCACCACATCTCTGTAGAAATAAAACTACTAGTAGAACTAGTATAACAATTTCACTAAGCTTTATCTTCTGGAGCATCTGTAAAAAAGTTTGAAATAAATTTACCTACTACAGATACTATCATAATAGTAGTACCCATCATAGGATGACCATTTAAAACAGCAATGCCGGCACCAAAAGTACCAGCAGCTGCTAAACTGTCTCCTAACACTCTCATCCTTTTAGGAGTGGGAGCAAAATAATGTTTAAATCCAAATTCCATATTAATATACTTTTGTAAGTGTAAAGTTTCTTGAAAATATTGAATTTCCAGCATTGGTTGTATTCCATTGAGCTGTTACTATTAAAGTGTTATTTATTGTTGTATTAAAAGTTGTATTGTTAACTGTACTTGATACATAACCTTCATAGTTATTACCTGAATTTTTAACATATCCAAATAGTCCTCCTGAAGATATAGAAGCTACTCCTGTTGTTCCTAATGTTCTTATTGTAAATTGCAAATCTAATTTCCAATTATGATCTGTAGCTGCATCCATTGCAATTATACCTGTATCAGCTAATAAAACTCCTGTTAAAGTTTTAACTCTAATATGAAGTGTGGCAGTTCCAACACAACTAATTCTTCCATCAAAAAATGCAGTAAAACTATCTCCAATAGAAAATCCATTTGCAGGAACAGTTAATGTACCAACACCAGTTCCTATTAATGAAGATTCAACTATAGTAGCTGTAACATGTGTACTATCTGCAGTTTGAGCAAATAAACCTGGTAATCCTGTAGGACCTTGTATTCCTTGTACTCCTTGAATTCCTTGAGGTCCTTGAATACCTTGCACACCCTGAGGTCCTTCATCACCAGTAGCTCCTGTTGGACCAGTTGGTCCAGGATCACCTTGAGGTCCTTTAATATCACCAGCATCAAACCATACAGAACCATTCCAAGAATATAAACTTCCATCAGATAATAATATCCATGCATCACCTATATTAGCTCCAGGAAGACTTCCTGCACCAGCTAAGAAAGCTGCAAGATCTACATAGCTTCCTAATATAGTTACAGAGTTACCAGCAGATCCTTGTATACCAGGAACACCTTGGTCTCCCTGAGCACCTGTATTTCCTGTATTACCTTGTACACCCTGAATACCTTGAACTCCTTGTATACCCTGTTCTCCTTGTACCCCTTGGATACCCTGTGGTCCTTGTGGTCCTTGTAGATCACCTACATCTTCCCAAGCATTAGTTGCTGTATTCCATATATATAAAGAACCATCTGATTCTATAATCCATGCTGTACCAGGATCACCTGGGCTACCACCAGCTCCTGCTAGAAAACTAGCAAGATCTGGGTAAGATCCTAACACTGTAAGAGCAGCACCTGTTTCACCTTGAGTTCCTTGAGGACCTTCTACACCCTGTGGGCCTTGAGGACCAACAGGACCTTGAGGACCAGCTATACCACTTTCTGCTAGTTCTTTAACCCAGCAGCAAAGCCTGTTCACCTTTTTAGTGAGCCAAGCTAGAGTTTCATATATTCCATTTGGATATCCCATAATTATGCAATTGTAGTGGTGGTAGTAGTAATTACATCCACTTCTATAATATCTTCAGGTTTAACACCCTTATTAAATAATTTCATTTTAGCCACCATAAGCTCACCACTTCTGTAAGCTCTAGCTTCTTCAATATTTTCTGTCCATGTATCCTTTAATACATCTACTAAATATTTACTATCTGTTAAACGTTGAATCTTCTTCATATAATTATTTTATTTTATTAAGTTGTTACTGCTGTAATTACTTGAGTATTAGAGTTATTTATATATCTAATTACAACTGTTCCATCTGGTCTCATTATTAAATCTTTTTCATAGTTTCCATAAATAATTGTAGCAGTTCCAATATTTGAACTTATACTTCCACCATAGGCATTTAAAAATCTAATTGTCTTAGCAGCTAATGTACCAGATGGATTGAAATTAAAATTACATCCATTATTAAAATTACAGTAATCAATTCTACTACTATTAGTAAATATACCAGATCTTATTACAGAATTATTATTTAAATTATTAAAAACTATATAAGAACCATTATTTAATGAAAACCCAGAAATATGACCTACTGATAATATATTATAACTAATATAAGCTCCATTTAATAATGTATGACCAGATATATCACCTATATTAATATAATTATCACTTATATGTGAACCTGCTGAAATATTATTATAACTAATATAAGCTCCATTTTTTAAAATATTATTAGTAATAAAACAATCAACATAAATAACATTACCTGTACATTCAGATAAATTAAAATTGTTATTAGAAAATCTTGAAGCAAATGAAGGAACAAATATATTATTAATAAACATACTTGATTCAAAAATGTTATTAATAGCATATCCTCCTTTAAAGTTGATAAGTTCAATATATCCATTTCCTGACATAATGTTGCTTCCTATTCCTATATAACTATTATCATCAAAATCATTACCCCATTGCATACCTAGAATACCTCTATAAGTGGTAGTTCCCCAATCATCATATTCCCAACGTTCTTGATTTACACTGTTACCAGAGTTATCTTTTCTGTAAGAAATAAAGTCATTAGCATAGTCATATTTAATCTCATCCCATCTTACATTGTATATAAGATCACTAAAATAATCTGCATGTAATGTTACAGAATCCATTATAGCTTGTGCCCCATTATCATCATCATATATATAATGATTTGTTTCCCAAGTAGGATTTGCAAAGAATGAAGGAGGAGCCATAACTATTAAATAGTCTGCACCCACTTCTGTAATTACTCCCATAAAGTCACTATCATGTGAATAAACTGAATCACCAACTAAAAATGTTCCAGAAATTCCAGAGATACTTATTTTAATTCTTCCAGGAATAGACCAACATCCATAATTTAAATTATATTGACTTGGTGGACCAACTATACATTCTTCACCTATAGGAGGATCTATTTTTGTCCAAACTAATCCACCCCAAATAGCTGTATCACCAGCAGCATAAAAACCATCGTTTTGAAGTTGTGCATCCCATATTCCATATCCTTCTATCTCTTGATTATATCTAGGAGTGTAGAATTTACCCATCCCAATATCAGAAAACTTATCAGGAGCCACAGCTTGTATAACAATCTCCGTTCCTCCATATAGGAAGAAGTCAGCATCAATTATACGATAGGAAGTTCCAGGTATTAATAAGTTGTTAGCTACAAGATAATCTATCTCAGCTTTTGTAAGCTTCTGTGATAGAGGATATTCTGTAATAACATCAAAAGGTACATTGTAATAGCATGGTAGATTTACAGGAGTAAATCCTCCAGCAAATGGTGTAACCTCATAGCTAAGGGTTGATCCTGTCACTTCTTCAATAATACCTAAACATCCTGTTTCATCTACAATATATTCAAATCTAGGTTCTGGATTATAATTATTATTAGCAAGTTCTACAGTCATTGTTCCACATATTCTTTCAGGCTCTGTTGAAGTGATAGTAACTGTTTGTATAGTTCCTACTAAAAGACCACCATTATATAAATGATCACCAATTGTGGGATTACATGCTGTAGGATCTAAAGGATTATTCCTTCTACACCAATTATATGTAACCACTGTCTTAAGAGCTAATGTATATCCATTCTCTCCAACAGGACCATCAATATATACACAGTTTCCTACAGTGTGACATAAATAGTCTGGGTTTGTAATGCTAGCACAAATGTTTAATGCTATATCAGCACTTGTTTGAGCTTGAGAGTTTAGAGCATGTATATTTGTATATACATCTGTATCTATATTGTATTTAAATATTTGTCCGAAAGTTTGTGTACAAGGTCTTATTTTACATCTAACTCCATTAGACATAGCAAATAGCTCACTACCTAAAGCAAAGAATTGTCCAAATAGTAACTCTCCACCATCTGAAGGAGCATCGTTTCCAGTAAAATCATGTAGTTTTGTAAAGAATTGTGTTGCTACATTTAGTTTATATAATGTACCTGCTCCATAATCACCACCACTAGTTATAGCACCATAAAGATAACCATCAATATATATAGGGCATAAATTTTTAAATAAATTACCTTCAACTACACTATCAGTAAGTTCGTAAAGAACATTAAGTATAGGAGAGGTAGCTACATTAGTAATTTGACATATTGTACCAAAATCAACAGATCCACCTCTCACTGTATTAAAATATACATTACCATCACTAGCTAATAATACACCACCAGATGCTCCACCTACAGATCCTGTTCCACTATTAGGAACATCATCAAGATTGATAATTGTATTAGGTGAGCCACTAGTTGTTATACTAAATATTGTACCATTATTATTAACACCACCATATTGAGATGTACCCCACAGTTCCCCAGGATTCACTTCTACAAGAGGGCCTTGAGGATTACCTATTACTGTAGCATCAAAATCATAAAGCTTTGTAAATGTATCAGTGGCTATATTCCAAGACCAGAATGTACCAGCAGCTGAAAATGCATTTCCACCATATTCACATGTACCATATAATACACCACCTATATTAGCTAATGTTCCTGTAGGTTCAGTTCCATCAAAAAGATTTTTATCATCAAAATCATAAAGCTTTGTAAATGTACTTGTTGCTATGTTCCATTTCCACAATATACCATTACCAATAACTCCTCCAAGTCTACATGTACCATATAACTCTCCAGCTATTTCTATTAATCCAGAAGTTGGATTAACTCCTTGATTTGTAGGATCAGTAAACTCAAATAACACCTTTACAGTGTTTGTAATAGGATCTAAAGAGAATAATTGACCATTAGTATTACCTTCATAACCTTCTTGTAATGTTCCATATATTAATCCATCAATGCCTTGCATTAATGTATTTAATTGAACACCAAGTCCAAGATAGGAATCAGCATCCCAACATACAGTTTCACTATTAAGCTGTGTACTAACTGATACAATAGGAGCTGTAAGAGTGTAGAAACATATGTTTTCTCTATCTCTCACTCCAAATACAACCACACCATTCCAATCTCCAGATGTAGGAGTGATAGTAATAGTAGTTCCAGAGATTGCTGTAATAGTTCCTATAGGTCTAGGATCTGTAGGAAGAGCTTGTATACCAAACACTTCTGTACCAACAGCTAAAGGAGAAGCATCTCTACATTCAGGTTTATAACGAAATCGTATTTCATCAACACCATTTGTAAGAGTACCATCAAAATCCCATGTTCCACTAGTCACTTCTACATATATAAAACATCCATAACCATCTGTATCAACAGCACCTATAAAAACAATAGTTCCTGTAGGAGTTGGTGAAGCAATAGGATCAATTTGTGTAACTGTATCACCTATAGCAAAAGTAGTATCTGAACAAAATTTAGCGTCAAGTAGTAATTGTATAACCTGAACACCAGGGACATAACTTACTGTGTAAGATGTTGATTCAGCATATATATTAAAACAACCATTTCCTTTTGTTAAAGAATCTATACACAAAGATCCAACAGCTGCCTGTTGTCTAACCACTTCATTATCAAGATCCACTCTTCCACCTTCAGCTAATACATATAGAGGATCAGTACCAGAGTTTGGTCTGTCTATTACATTATAGAAACAATCAGCCAACGTACCTGCTGCATTACCAGCATTAAGGGCATCCCAAGTGATGTCTGTATGTGTAATACAGCCTGCAGATGAATTGCCTTGTATAAGACAACATAGTTGCTTATACTTTTTAGTAAGCCAATCCAGTCTTTCAAATATTCCTTGAGGATATCCCATAGTTATTCAGTTATAAGGTGTTTTTTAATATCAAATTCTTCTTCAGGTTTGAAGTATTTATCACGATATGATAGTAGTGTTATAGCTTGAGTTTCAGCAGTTGTTTCATTAAAAGCTACTACCACGGGTGTTTTAAACACAGCATGGTCAAGCATTTGAACATCTTTTTTAAGATTTTGAATCTCAGTTTTATCTACATTAGACTGGGCTAATAAAGATTTAACATCACTTCTCATCTCAGTTACATCCCTCCAAATAAGGGTTGCAAGAATGGTTACAAGTGCCGGAAACACATAGATTTTAAGTGTGTTTGACACTGTATTTTTTGTAACAGGTGCATTCATTTCCTAAATAGTTTATATTATATAAAATAATCATATGATAATATTGAAAAAAGTTTTTGGAAAAACGGCTAAAATACTATAGATTTGTTGCCCTTCATCTCACAATATAATATACGAAATTTTGAACTAAATACCTATAATAATTTTTTAAAACCAATATAGCATGATAAAAGAAAGACTAGCTAAGAGAAAGCTTCAGCAGAGTTTAATTCAGGATTTTATGGAAAATTTTTACAAAGAGCTGGGATATTATCCGACAGTTATAACAAAATATAACAATATAGAGAACAAAGATGGGTTAAAAATCCTCACTTTAGATGAGCTTAAAAGCTATTTTACCCCTTATTTACCCAAAATGTATGGTAAAACAGTAAGTCTTGAGTCTAAACACAGAATAAGAGCCCTTGTAGAGCTTAGATATATTTTCTTTTTCCTAGCTAGGTCAATGAGGTATAATCTCAAGGATATTGGTCAGTTTTTAGGAGGGAAAGATCATACCACCATTATTCACGGAATTACCACCTTTAGAAATAGGTATGAGACAGATGACATGTTTAGAGAACTATATTACAAAATCATTAACAAAATAAAACAAGATCATGAGTCATCAACTATGGAACACCCTTCTGAAATGGAATTTAAGTCCTAATCAGATATATTTTTTAGACTGTTGCCGGGAAAAAATCATTCCATCTAAGATGTTAATTAATCCAGATGCTGAAAGAATGATGGCTCAACATAAAGGCTTAATAGACCAGGATGGAAAGTTAACTAATAAGGCATCAAGTATCCTTACAGAATTTGAGACATATTTGGTAAAAACTAAAAAGAAGATTACTTCTGAAGTGTTAGGACCAGACTTTAATGAAAAGATTACAGAATACAGAGACATATGGCCTAGTAAAAGGCTTCCTTCAGGAGAACTTGCTAGACAGAGTTCACAAGAGCTTAAGGATAAGTTTATATGGTTCTTTAAAACCTATCCAGAGTATGATTGGGATTTAGTGTTAGATGCTACAGACTATTACAATGATGTCTTTAAAAAAAAGAATTATATGTATATGGCCACTAGTAGTTATTTTATAAAGAAGACTAATACCACTACAAAAGAAGTGAGTTCAAAACTTGCTGATTATTGTCAGGAAATTATGGACAATCCAAAATTATTAGATAACCTATAAAAAAGAGAGTATGAATATGCGTGAAAAGATTATTCATTCGTTAATATTATCAACATGTTTTAGTGTATTATGCTGGTTTATAATTGATAAATTCATTATAGAAATTTCTATTTATAAATATTTTTTTATTGAATTTCTTTTGATTATTTCATTGAAATTGTATAACTTTACCAAACTAAAATTAGGATTAAATTAATGAACTTATTAAATCTCCCACAGAAAGATAGACCCTTTGGTATCAAGACTTACACAGAGATACTAGAAGAAGGTTTAGACTATATAAAGGATAGAAAAGCAGGGAAAATTAAATCATTAAAACTACCCTGGGATGGATTAAATAATGCAGGTGTTGGAGGACTAGAATGGGGATCAATGCTCACTATTGGAGCAAGACCTGGTTCTGGTAAAACTATGTTTGTTAGTCAAATTTTAAGGGAGTCTAAATACCTCAATCCTACACAGGATTTTAATATTTTAGAATTTCAATTTGAAATGGGACCTAAACAAACAGCATCAAGAGACTTTGCTTCTCAAGTGGCATTAGACTATAATCAAGTGTTAAGTACTCATAGAGAACTAGACGACTTTTCTATAAAATTAATGAAACAATATTTAGATGATACTAGAGCTTTTGAAAAGCTTGGTAACTACAGAACTCAAATTAATGAACCTCTCACTGTTAAACAAATGGAGCAGGCTATTTATACAGTGTATGAAGGACTGCAGGGAAAGCCACTTATTGTTACAATAGATCATAGTTGGTTAATTAAAAAAGATCCAACAGAGAAAGAGAAAATATCCACTTTATATAATACAGTGGAGATGTTAATGAAAGTGAAGAATAAACTTCCTATTGTTGTATTTATGATATCTCAGCTCAATAGAAGTATTGATGAACCTACTAGAAAAACTCCTGGTACAATAGGAAACTATCCTACCAGCTCTGACATATTTGGTGGAGATGCTTTACAACAAGGAAGTGATATGGTGTTAGTATTAACTAGACCATTCAAAGCAGATATTGAAATATATGGTAGAAAGGAATATCCTTGTAAAACAGATGATGTCTTTGCTCACATTCTAAAGTCTAGAAATAGTGCAGATGATACCAATCTAATATTTCTTAAAGCTGAGTTTTCTAAACAAAGAATGTTAGAAGTGGCTGAACCCATAGCTAACAATCCAACAGGAGCTCCTCCTCAAAGGAGAACGGCTAATAGATTTAATAATAATTCATTAGATGCAAACATACAATAACAATTTACATTCACAATTAAAACAAAACACATGTCTATTATGCACAGTATGTCTGATGCTGAAAGGACTAAGTACAAAGCTGACAAGCTCAAAGAGATCAGAGATTATAATGCTGAACTCATTGGGGATTTAGGTGTAAGTGCTTATGACTTCAACATGAAGACACAGTTCTTAGATGAACAAAAGAGACTGGTTGTTGGGATTTTCCCTTCAGAGTTTAAGAAGACCAAAGGATTTTTCTTTGAGCTTATTGATTCTGATTTAAATCCAACAGATCCAGACAGGAAGATCTACCGGGTACCACCCAATGATCATTTTGAAGATGAATACGAACTTAATGCTAAAGGGTCCTATTTAGTTCCTTTAGAAGAGTTGAAAGTGGCTCATCCTCAATCTATTGCTATTAGCAAAATGAATGCATTCATCACTGGAACACCTTCAGAAGATAATGTATTTAAAGTCACTCAAAAAGCTCAATCTTTAGTACAGAGAGCTCCTGCCCCAATGGAAGATTGTCCTTATAGTGAAATGACTATAAGAGACTATTATGCCATTCATATAGGAAAGCCTGTTAGTGCAAAGATTTGGTTAAATGAACTTATAAAAAATAAATAAAAACACATGGCCCAAGGAGTATTAATTATTGCAGAGTCTGGTGCTGGAAAGTCTACTAGCATTGAGACATTAGATCCTAAAGAGACATTTATTATTAATGTTGCTAACAAGCCTCTACCATTCAAAGGTTGGAAAAAGAAGTACACTTTGTGGAGTAAAGAAACTCCTACAGGGAATATGTATGATAAAGCCACCCCAGAAGGAATAGAAGCTTGCATTAAATATGTTAGTGAGAAACGTCCAGAAATTAAGAATATCATTGTAGATGATTTTCAGTACATGAGTTCTTTTGAATTCTTTGATAAAGCTAATGAGAAAGGTTATGAAAAGTTTACACAGATAGGTGCACACCTAGCTAAAATTGTTCGTATGCCTAAGGATATGAGAGAAGACCTCCTTATATTCTTTCTCACTCATGCTGAAGAAGCCACTGATATGGAAGGTAAACGTAAATTTAAAGCTAAAACAATTGGGAAAATGGTAGATGAAAAGCTAACTTTGGAAGGCTTATTCTCTATTGTACTATTTGGTAAAGCTAAAAAAGACAAGGACAGTAACATCCGTTATGTATTTGAGACACAAACAAACGGAGAAAATACTTGTAAGAGTCCTAAAGGAATGTTTCCTACCTTTGAGATTGCTAATGACTTACAACTTGTAAGTGATGCTATTAAGGATTATGAAAACTAGTTCACAATTATTATTAAAATTTAAAAACAAAAAACATGTTTAAGACAGAAGGACAAGATGTAAAACAAGGTGGAGGTTTAAACAAAACCTTTGAACCTGGAGTGGTTTATGCACATATTCACAGTGCACAAGTTAGAACAGCAAAGACTGGTAAAAAATCTTTAGAACTAACATTAGAAGGACCTGCAGTTCCAGGTTTTGAAGGTTGGGCTATTGATAGAGACAATCAAGAAGGTGAAAAGTATAAAGGTCAAACAGCTAGAGTGAGTGCAAGTATTTACATTGCTGACTTTAATAGTGATGATGTAAATAAGAATGAAATACTAAGCAAGTTGTTAGTAATCTCTAATGAGCTTGGTCTTAGAAAGAAAGTAGATAATCTATCTAAAGATGCTGCTATTACATCTATTGAACAATGGGTGGAAAAAGCTGTAGAAATCTTGAAAGGTAACGATCTATATTGGTTCCTAGCAGGTAAAGAAGATGAATATAATGGAAAGGTGATTGTAAGACTATCTCTTCCTAAATTCAAATTTGCATCTGCTGATGAAAGCAAATTGAATAAATTTGATAAGAACAACAAATATCATTTCACTGCTTATGTAAATAAGGAAGTTAATGGTTTTGAACCAGTGAATAACGATTTCAATATTTAGAATTTGTTCTAGTTTTAGTTAATATACGGGGGAGTGTTTCTACATTCCCCCCTTTTTTTTAAAAAATAAAAAATATGTTTAAGACTAAAAATTTAGTGCATGATATAAAAGATGTTCCCACAGGTTGGATGTTTGAGCATTTTTGTAAATTAAAAGAAAAGCTTAATGGTCAAGATTTAAAGATTAAATCCCTATTTAATCCTAAAGAACGTACACCTAGTATGTGTATATATTTTGATGGTAAAGCTTATAAGTTTAAAGATTTTTCTACAGGTAAAGGAGGTTCTGCAATAGATCTTGTAAAAGAGATAAAAGGCCTCACCTTTCATAAAGCAGCTCAACTTGTTATAGAAAACTATAATGATTTTGTTCTACATAATAACGGAGGATATGACGTAGGAGAATTTAAGCAACAATCTAAGTATAAGGTGACTAAATTCAAATTTAGAAACTGGACCACTCAAGATCAGTATTTCTGGACACAGTTTAATATTGGATCTAAACTTTTAGAAGAATATTATGTCAAGCCATTAGATCACTATTGTATGGTTAAAGATGATAAGGAACTTCGTATAAAAGGTTTATATCTCTATGGGTATTTTAAGAAAGACGGAACTCTTTATAAAATATATCAACCCAAAACACTTGATAAGAAATTTATTAAAGTAACAGACTATGTTCAGGGTAACGAACAGCTTAACAACAGCCCCTATCTACTAATCACTTCTAGTCTCAAGGATATCATGTCACTGAAAAGCATTAAGCTTAATGTTGATATTATAGCCCCTGATTCAGAGAACACTATGATTAAAAGGGATTTGATGGAAACCTATATAGAAAGATATAAAAAGATCGTTGTACTATTTGATAATGACGAACCTGGAATTGCAGCTATGATTAAATATAAGGAAACCTATCCTAGTATAGAAATAGCAGTGCTTCCTATGAGTAAGGATCCGTCAGATAGTGTAAAAGATTTTGGAGCTAAGGAAGTTAGAAACAGATTAGTTCCTATCTTAGATAAAAAATTAAGAGATGATTAAAAAGAAAAAAATATCAAAACCTAAGAAAGCTATTACGTTAAAAACTAGAAATGCAGGTACTATGACAGAATCTGCTTTCTGGAGTTTTATACGTAGTTCACTTAGACAGAAATCAAGATGGTGGAAGCCTATTACTGAATGTAAAATGAAATCTCGTAGGATGTACAAAGGTCCTCTTAAGAGACAGAAATTTGAATATCAATGTAAAGAGTGTTCTAATTGGTTTCCTGACAAGAAAATTAATGTTGACCACATTGTACCTGCTGGTACTTTAAGGTGTGCCAATGACCTCCCAGGCTTTGTAGAGAGACTATTTTGTGAAATAGACAATCTTCAGATACTTTGTGAGACCTGCCACAATAAAAAAACACAAGATGAGAAGTCCAAAAGATAAACAAGATCTTATAGAAATCGTAATGGATCAGATTAAATTAGATGTTCACTGTGGTGAACTAGAAGCTTTAGAGGAACTATTAGGATTTATGCCTAATGTAAATTTAATAGAATATTTACCAGAAGAAGACTGGAAACAATTTAAACATTTAAGAGATGGTGCAATTGCATGAAACCCTAATGGGTAGAAAACTTATAGAACACACCCTCCCTGATATAGGGGACCAGCTTAAAAGAATAGCAGATGCTATGGATAAAAAAGATACAGATTGGATGATAGAAAAACTTATTCAACAAAATCCTAATGATGCAGATCTAGGAGAACAAATTAGAA